TCGACCAGCTGGTCGGCTACCAGAATCAAGTCGCCAAGATGCTCATGATCATCAAGCGCTCGCAGAGCTTGGCCTGCGTGCCGCGCGTTTGGATTGAGCAGGGCTCTGAGGTCGAGGAGGACCAGGTCACCAACGAGATTGGCGGCATCGGTTACTACAAGGCCGGCTTCAAGCCGCCGACGATTGGGCCGTCGCAGGCGTTGCCTGGCGAGTTCTACCAGCACCTGAATTGGTTGATCGAGAACGCGATGAGTGACACGGGCCTGAACCAATTTCAGGCCACGGGACGCATTCCTGCTGGGCTCGAGGGCGGCAGTGGGAAGGCGTTGCGCGAGTACAACGACACCGGAAGCACGCGGCAGGTGATCAAGGGACAACGTCTCGAATGCATGAGCGTTGAGGCATCCACGGTCTTCTACCGGATGTCGGCGATGCTCGCCGAGAAGTGCCCCGGGTTCGCGGTGCGAGCGATGGGTACGCGCAGCTACGAGCGGATCTCGTGGCGCGACGTCGACGGCGATTTCTCGGACATCCGCTTTGCCTCCAATCCCGTTTCGGCCCTCTCGTCGACGACCTCGGGCCGCATCCAGGATGTCACCGACTTGATCAAGGGCGGCTTGTTACCTCCGGAGGAAGTGCAGGGAGGGCTCGGCCTCAAGCTCTTGAATTTCCCCGACCTCGAGAAGACGATCACGATGGAGATCGCCCTTCGCGAGATGGTCGACATGATGGTCGACGGAGCACTCTACGATGGCGAGTATTTCGCGCCGGAGCCCTACATGGGGCCGACGGGCCTGAACTGGCTCAAGACGATGTCGGCCCGCGAATACTTCAAGTCGTTTCAGCTCGACGGCGTGCCAGAGCGCAACCGCGATCTGCTTCGTCGCCTCATGGCAGAGGCCGATTCCCTCTCGCAGCGGATTGCAGGGCGCCTGCCTGCTATTGAGCAGCCACAGGCGAATGTGCTGCCGCCGGCACCTGTGCAGGCAGAGCAGTCGGCGATTGCTGGGCCTCCGATTCCTGCGGCTCTGCCGCCGATGTCAGGAGCGATGCCAGCATGAGCACCAAGATTCCCAGCGCAGGCAAGTTCAAGCGTGGCTACAAGGGCGGACGGCTGAGTACGTCCATCGATTCGAGGCCGCCGACGGATGACTTCCGCAGCGGCTGGGACTACATGGCCAAGGCCACGGGCTTTGGTCAGAAGACAAACGACAAGCAGAGCGAGGGTTCCAATGGGTGACGAAGCGACAGGCACCACGAATACCGAGACCGCCGCAGCGGCAACGCAGGGCACGCCAGCGGCATCCGAGGCGGCAACGTCGCAAGAGGCGCCGAAGTCCGCTCTGGCGCGCGCGGAAGCGGCCATGGAGCGCATGGAGGGCGAGGCGGCGAAGGATGGCACTGCGAAAGATGACGGCGCGGCCGCGGGCGACGCCGAGAAGACCGCAGAGGGCGCGTCGTCCGAGACAGGCAAGGCCGAACCCGAGAAGAAGCCGGAGCCGCGCCCTTCGCGGGCGATGGCCGAGCTGGTGGCGCGCGAGCAGACCGTGCGCAAGGGCGAGCGAGCGCTGGCGGACCAAAAGGCCGCGTTCGAGCGCGAGCACGCTGGCTTTCTCGACGACGTCAAGTTTGTGCGCGAGCTTCGCAGCGTCGTCGCCAAGGAGGGCAAGGCTGGGGCCTTACGCATGTTTGGGATCGACCTGCGCGCCGGCATCGAGGAGCTGTCCCGCCAGACGGAGCCCACGCCAGAGGACATCGCGCGCAAGATTGCCCGCGACGAAATCGAGGCGCGAGACAAGGCCACCAAGGAAACTGCGGAGCGAGAGAAGACGGAGGCCGAGCAGCGACGGCAAGCCGCAGAGGCCGTCACCGAGACGGAGTTCTTGGAAAAGGCGTTTGCTCACTTCAACGCCGACCCAAGCGCCTATCCGTACATCGCGGCTCATTCGGTGAATGGTCGTCAGATTTATCAGTGGGGGAAGGCGATGTCCGAGAAACTTGGCCGGTCGGTGACCGAGTCCGAAGTCCTGGAGGACGCCGAGAAAGTTTTGCGAGGTCGCGATGAAGCGGCCCGCGCAGTGCTGGAGAAGAAGAAGCCGCCGGAGAAGCCTGCAAAGGCCGCATCCGAACAACCTGCAGCGAAGCTCCCTCCAGCAAAGAAGAAGCAGATCGAGACCGAAGACGCAGCGGAGAAGCGAGAAGTCCGCAAGCCGGCTCTGACGGCCGCCCAACGTGCCGAGCTGGCAATGAAGCGTCTGAACGTCCACTAAGCCCCGGGCAACGAGCACTCCGATAGTCCACCACGGCAGAGCGAAACGCCGAATGCGAAACCTCGTCCATTTGGAGTTTCATCCATGTCTCTCGACATTTCTGCCGCAACATCGGTCCTCAAAGAAACGTACCCCAATGGCATAGTTCCAATTGACTATGCCGAGAGCAGGACTCTCGCCCTGCTCAAGAAAGAAAAGGGCACCCTCATCGAGGGACCCTTCGGCGCTGGCTTCGCCCAGCCGATTAAGTACGGCAACCCGTCCGCCGGGTCTGCTACGTATGAGGTCGGGTATGCCGAATCCGAAACGGAATCCTCGCGCTACAAGCGATGGTTTCTTACCCCGGGCGAACTCTTCCAGTTCGCTCGCGTGTCCGGCAAGCTCATCCGTCGCTCGGCCGGCTCTGGCTCGTTCATCAAGGCGCTCGTGTCCGAGATCGAGAACGCCAAGACTGCACTGACCCGCATAATCAGCATTGTCCTCGATCGCGACGGTTGGGGAACGCTGGCGACCATCGGCTCGGTCAGCACGAGCACCGTCACTACGGTGACGTTGACCTATCCGTGGATGGCTCGTTTCTTCGAGATCGGGATGTCCGTCTGCGCGTCCGCTTCGAAGAACGGCGCCGTGCTCAAGTCCCCCACCGCGGCGAAGTATTGCAAGATTACCGCGGTCGATGTCAGCGCCGGAACTCTGGTACTCGACAAGGATATGACCACAACCTCGGGCACAGCATTCGCGGCCAACGATTACCTATTCCGGTACGGCGATCGCGAAGACAGCGCCAGCCCGACCAAGCTCGTTCCCTGTGGTTTCCAGTCGTTTCTTCCGGACGCTGCAGGAGATCGGACGACCCTGTTCACCGTCGATCAGACACTCTCCGCCCGTCTCGGCGGCCTCCGTCGCTCTGCCACCACTTCCGGCGGCACGATCGAGGAAGCGTTGCTCGACGCCAGCGCCGACATCGATGCGATGGGCGGCAAGAGCACCCACTGTGTACTTGGCACGAACACGTACGCCAAGCTCAACAAGAGCTTGCTCAACAAGGTGTACGCGGACATGGAGGACATGGACGGCGCGGCCCTCGGATTCAAGGGCATCGTTATCCAGGGCGCGAGCGGAGACTTCGTTTGCTACTCTGACTCGGCGTTTTCTGAGACGCGAGCGCGTCTCTTCAACGTCGCCGACATCGGTATCATTCACACGGGCGACGATCTGGCCTTCCTGGACCAAACTGACGGGCTGCAGTTCCGCGAGGTTCCCGGCACTGATGACTGGATGGCTCGCATCGTGTCCAGCTTCCAGTTCCATTTGGACGCCCCTGGCCACGCGGAAGTCGTCACCGACCTGTAATCAACAAGCTCCAAAGAAAGGAGACTAACAATGTCCATTTTCAACCGTCTGTGGAGATTCTTCAAGGGATCCAACCGCAGCGGCATGGTTCACCTGTCCGGCTCCGTGCTGATTGGCAGCTCCGGGGCGGTGACCTCGTCGGATACGCCGGGGTTCACTGTCACGAAGCAGACGGCAGCCGGGCGCTATCGCGTTCAGCTCGTCGACAGCGACGGGTCAACTGCAGTCGCATCCGCGCAGCCCTGCAACTCGGCAGGCACTGCCGTCACGCCTTGGGGAATACAAGCCCCCAACGTGATGGTGGTAAGCGCGGTCGCTGACAATGCCCTGACTACCGACAGCGCCCTCAAGGCTGGCATTCGAAATTTCACGCCGAAATCGGGCTATTTCGACCTCCAGCTCTACAGGGACGTGACGTCGACGACGTCGGAAACCCACACTGACACGAACGTCGAGTCTGGAGGCCAGCTGCTGATCGGCTTCTGGGCAAAGATGTCCAACGTGACGCCATGACGATCGCGGCAGTCAGGCAGGAACGTGGCGCGCGCGAACTCGTGAGCGACTTGTGTGTTTCACGGGCTCGCGTGGTCGTGGGCGCCTCGGGCGCAATCTCGTCGTCGCTGTGTTTCGGCCTGACCGTGACCAAAACAGCTGGGCAGACCGGCTGCTACACGGTGCAGGCCGTGGACGCCGACGGCGTTGCCTGCCCACTCACCAGCGTTATGGCAATCACTCCCGGCA